TAGGTAGTACTTTAAAACCTAATACTACTTTATTTGTTCAGTATAGAATTGGTGGTGGTTCAGGAACTAATTTAGGTGTTGGTGTTATAACTCAAATAGGTACAGTTTCATTTTTTGTAAATGGTCCATCAGATTCTGTTAATACAACTGTGGTTAATTCATTGAGATGTAATAATGTTACTGCGGCAATTGGTGGGGCTAATTATCCAACAACGGAAGAGGTTAGAAATTTAGTATCATATAACTTTACGGCTCAAAATAGAGCGGTTACAATAAATGATTATGAATCCATAATAAGAACAATGCCATCTCAATTTGGGGCTCCTGCTAAAGTAGCGATAACTGAAGAAAATAATAAGATTAAAGTTCAAATGTTATCTTATGACGAAACAGGTAGATTAACTGAAATAGTTTCTAATACATTAAAAAATAATGTGGCGAATTATTTATCAAATTATAGAATGATTAATGATTACGTGTCAATTGAAAGTGCTAATGTTATTGATTTAGCAATAAATGTTGATGTTGTGTTAGATAATTCACAAAATCAGGGTTCAATTATATCTCAAATAATTAATATAATTACTGATTATTTTGACCCAACAAACCAAGAAATGGGTGAAAATGTTAATGTATCAGAATTAAGAAGATTAGTTCAAAGTGAAAATGGGGTTATTTCTGTTTCTGACATGACATTTTTTAATAAAGTTGGGGGTCAATATTCTTCCTCTCAAACATCACAAAGATATATTGATTCGGAAACTAAACAAATTGAATTAGTTGATGATACAATTTTTGCCGAACCAAGACAAGTGTATCAAGTTAGATATCCAAACAAAGATATTAATGTTAGAGTTAAAAATATTAAAACGGTTAATTTCTCTTAGCAATTTATTTTAAAATTTATTGAATTATCCTTATTATTAATCAAACAAAATAATATGGATTATATTTTACAATTTTTAGACGCTATAAAAGGTAATAATGGTACTTGGATTCAAGCTATCGTTATTAGTTTAATTTTACATATTAGACTTTGGATAGGAATACCATTTTTTATACATTATTTAATAATTGTTATTAAAAACAAAACAAATATTAAAATATTCCCAACATTAATGTGTATTTTTTTTATGACCTTGATTGGGTATGAATCTACAAACATTTATAGTGATAGACAATCTGAGACTAAAAAATATAACATAGAACATGTTAAAAAAACTACAAATAATTTAATTATAGTGATACAAGGGGTTAATAATCCATTTAAGGATTTTATCTCTAAAAACAAAACTCAAGTTGACGTTACAAATTCTCGTGATGAAAATGGGTTGGGATATATTAAATCAAAAAATTTTACAAAAGATACTCAAGTTTTAACTTATGTGAGTTCACATAGTGAAAACTTAACACCTGAAGATGTTTATAGTGTGATTTATTACTACAAGTTATTTAATCCAAATGGGAAAGTTATTATGGTTGGACATAGTATTGGAGGATACAATGTTATTCAAGTTGTAAGTGAATTGAAAAAACAAAAAATTAATATTGATTTGACTATTTTAATTGACCCGGCAAATAAAAAAGAAAACAATGTTGACTATAATATCCCTACAAATATAAATAGATTAATTAATTTAACTTCAACTGAATATAGTGATGAGTTCATATTTTTTACAAATTCAGGGGGTAAATCAACATCGTCAAATAATGTGAATTATGTTAACATTGAAATAAAAAATACTACACATACTACTATTGATAATGTTACTTATCTTAAAATTAATCAATTATTAAAAGATTTTATTGAAAAAGGGGTTAATCCGATAAGTGAGATTAAGAAATATAAGTTTTAATCATAATTTATTTTATTAAATAATGAATTATCTTTTGAAAATAGTATATAAACTATTTATTAAAAAAGATTATTATGTCCAATTCATTTAGAATAAGAACTGAGCCTGGTGTTGATAAATCACTTAATGTCTTGATAGACCAAGAATTTGAGTATTTAGAAATATTATCTCTAAAAATATTACAAAGTCAAATTTACACTAGACAATGCTCTGATTACGGAGTACTTGTTGGTAGAGTTAGTGTTAATAATGGTTTTGGTATCCCAAATGCTAAAGTTTCAATATTTGTACCATTAGATAGTACTGATGAATTAGACCCCGTAATTTCCGAGTTATATCCATATAAATCACTTTCCGACCTTAATGATGACGGATATCGTTATAATTTATTACCTTATACACAATCCCATAGTGGTCATATACCAACAGGAACTTTTTTCACTAGAAAAGATGTGTTAGTTGACCCAACATTAATCCAAGTTTATGATAAGTACTATAAATTTTCCACAGTAACTAATACAAGTGGTGATTATATGATATTTGGATTACCAACCGGTAGTCAAACAATTGTTGTTGATATTGATTTATCGGATATTGGTGAATTTTCATTATCGCCTCAAGATTTAATAAGAATGGGTATTGCAACACCATCACAAGTTGCGGGCGTTACATTTAAATCATCGACAAATTTAAGAAGTTTACCTCAAATTGTTACAATTAATAGAACAGTTGAAGTTGAACCTTTATGGGGGCAACCTCAAATATGTAATTTAGGGATTACAAGAACTGATTTTGATTTGTCATCTGAAGCAGGGATTGACATTAATCCTACAGCTATTTTTATGGGTTCCATAGTTTCTACAACTGATGATGATGCTTTAAAACGAACCTGTCAAGTTAGGGGTAATGCGGGTTATTTATGTAGTTTAACAACGGGTCCCGGAGAAATTTTAGGTATACGTCAAACAATATTCCAAGATGAATATGGTAGACCAATATTGGAATCTTTTGATTTAGATGAGGGTGGTAAAGTAATTGATTCAAATGGGACATGGTTAATTGATATCCCAATGAATTTGGATTATTACATTACAAATGAATTTGGTGAACAAGTTTTATCAAACGACCCTAAAAAAGGTGTTCCAACAAGAGCCAAATGTCGTTTTAAAGTAAAATGGGACCAGTCACCATCATTATCAGAACAAATTAAAAGAGGTTACTTTATTGTACCAAATGTTAGAGAACATGGGTGGACTAGTAGTGGTTCAGACCCATTGAGTGATTCTAATAGAGCATTAAATTCACCGTATGACTTGGCTATGAAATCATACGCGTTTAGTTTAGATTGGGCTGATTATGGATATACAGGTACGTCTAATAGTAGTGGTGCAAATATTGGTCGTCAAATGATTCAAGAGGCGATTGATTGTGACGATAAATTTTATGTAATGCAATACAATAAAGTTTATACGGTATCTCAGTTAGTTGATAAATTTAGAAAAGGTATAACACCTGATAGATTTATTGGGATTAAAAATATATTAGATGATAGTTGTAATAGTGAAAACAACAAATTTCCAACAAACGATTCCAATATGAGATTTGATATAATTTATATTTTATACTCATTTTTAATGATGGTATTTAGACCCGTACTGTATGGATTATTAATAACTATGCACTTATTATATTTTACAATAATGTTGCTTAGAATATTAGTGATACCTGCGTTAATACTTTATTATACTGTACAAATAATTAATACGGCAATTTTAGTTGTTGGAACGGTACCATATGCGTTAGGTTTAATTGTTGGGTATCTTCTTCAAATTATTCTTTATATATTACTTATTGCGGCTTTTGTTATTATATTAAAGGAATTATGGAAGATGGATTTAAAAGGTATTTCATTGCCTATGTTGACTTATCCGGATTGTGATTTATGCGATTGTTCTGTTGGTCAAACACCAAGTACTGAAGGTACTGTGAGTGAAGATGCCACGGCTTCCGTTTCAGATATTTCAGGTGATTCAACTGAGGAATTTCCTTGTCCGTATATATATCTTGACCCTAAACCGGATAATGCGTTATCGTCATCTTTAGTTTTGTTAGGTGTTAGTAGTCCTTTATATAAAATTCCAGGTAATTCAGTAGAATCTTATATAAAAAATGCTGTTACATCAATATATTCAGGTAAAATACCTGCTGGTGATAGCGATAATAGTGTTGGTATTCCCAAAGTACAGGAAATAGTTTATGAACTTAATGGTAGTCAAGAAAATGATTATATATTTTCATCTAATTTAACTTTGGCGGAAAGAATAAATTTATTTAATACAAAAGCGAAATATTTTGATAACTCACCTGGCGTAAATCCGGGAGGTGGTGTTAATAGAATAAAAGTGACATTTGACCCAGATAATAATCCACCAACTCAAACTACTAATTTTCATTATGATAACACTATAGTCATTTTATGTGATAAAAATAGTTTAAGTAGTTTAAGTGTTGGTCAAATGATTTCATTCCAAAATCCTACATTAACCAAAGATATTAATTTATTTAGTGGTGTAACAAATTCTTATGGTAATCAAGCGATTAGTGGATTTACATCAACAGGAATGACTCAGGTTTCTTTCTATTATGCTAACCCTAATCTCGCGGGGACACCTGTACAGATTAATTATAATGTTATGTTAACAGGTTCAACGGAATTTACTGGTACAACAAATGGTTATAATAATTATTATAAATTCCCGATGGATTTGGAGTATTTCCAAGTTATAACAGGTATGACTTATTCTGAATTTAGTGGTCAATGTGGGACATCAATACCTAATTCTCTTAATGAACGATTTTTATTTAATGAAATGTTTCTTCAAAGATGGGCAGGTGGAGGTCAAATAACTCCGGGTTGTTGGGTTGGTGATTACACTAAAGATGGTAGTCAAGATTTTCCGATATTAAAAAAACCAATAAATTATTTAAAAGACCCTGACCAACAATGTGTTTTAATCTTAAATAGAGGTGTTGACCCTAATGTACCGAGAGTAAAAATTAGATACGATTTAAATATTTTATTTGGTAAAAATTTAGGAAGTGACCCATCATTAATTATTGAAGGGAATTATAAAATGAATTATCCAATTCAGGGTAAATTTAAGAATGTAAGTCACGATGAAAATAATTTACCAAATAATTTAGCGACAGATTCATATTCTGGGGAAAAATTATATTTCGATACGTTTGATTTTACAGCGGACACCCCTTCATTTTCATCATTTACATCACCATTATTTAGTTATTATTCTAAATTAGATAACAATGCGTTAACTTATAAACCAAGTTGTCCTCCACCTCCGAATGGTCTTGAAGACCCATTACCAGTTTCTTATGGTGCTCAAGCAAGTAGTGTATATGGTTTAAACGTTATTGGTCAAAATGATTTTACAAAGGAATGGAATGCTCCTGTAACGGTGAATATATATCCTTATCCTAGCTCGCCAGAATGTACATCTTATAACCCTGTAAGTAATGGTAATGGTTCAGATACTAATACAAATAGAGGTTATTATGTTGGAGAAATAGTTGAAGGTGGGTCGTTGGCGTATATGAGATTAACTGTTGGTCTACCAACAAATTATAGTTATGATTGGACAGGTAATTATTTTGCACCAATATATGATACAACAGGAAATACTTTAACTTATATATTAACGTCAAACGATAATAATAGAATGGTTATGAGGTCGGATAGATTACCGACCTCAACTACTGTTGAACAAACTTGTTGTAATGGATTTTCGTTACAACATAATTCATCTTTTATGATGTATGATATTCCTGATGAAGGTTTAGTGGGTATTGATACAGCTGTTAGTGCGGCATCTACAGGTGGGGGAGGAGCATCCCAAGATTTAACGGGGGATACTCAAAATTTCACAAATAGTGTTATTGATTCATTTACTTGTAGTGGGTCTGTACCATTAGAGTGTTATGGGGATGATGGTAATGGTAATATTGTAATAAATCATGGTGGGTGTGAAGAATATAATGGAGAAACAATCTTTCAAGGAGGTTGTTATATTGTTGTAACAACAGTTTTTGTTTCATTACTTCGAGATTTTGGTTTATTAACTGAGTGGATATCTAGAAGTAGTATTAATCTTGGTGCGTGTAGAAATGTTTGGTCACATATATTTGCAAATAATTGGATAAATGGTACTTTATACGCGTATTCCTTCCATAATGACGTTACGTATGGTAGCCCATTTGGGAACCAACCAAATGTTCCAAATAGTGAATTTTGTACAGATACGTTAGTGTTACACCCAACTAATAATTTTTATTATAGATGTAGTCCATATAAAGATTCTACAGGTATTTTTATTGGTAAAGATAGACCATCATCTTCTAGTTTTAGTAATGCTCAAGGAGATAATTTTAATTATTTATTAACTCCAACAACTTTAATTGATTTAGGACCAAGAAGTGCTTATTTACAAGAATTAGTTATGTCGGACGCATACGATGGGTATGTTGCAAATAAATTATCGACAACTACGTATGGTAATGTGACAGAAATATTAAATTTATTGATTATTAGTCGATTAATAAATAAAAGTTTTATTGACCAAATGTTACAATTTTTAGTAGGGTCTAATATTACGGCATATTTTAGTCGTGTTAAATACAAAGTTGATGGTGATTATTCTCAATTGATTTCAATCAATTCAGAACTTGGGGTGTCTCCTTTTGAATCTTTAAATTATCCTGATAATCCATCTCCACAACAAAATCCTGTTTATTGGAATGGATTTGCTTCGGATAGTGCGGTTATAGGGATTTTCTTTAGTTCGGATACTCAAACTAGAGATTTTATTACACCAAAAAGAACGATTGTTGATAATACTGTACCAGCCAATTCGCCTTGTGGGTTTAGTTATTTTGATGCGTTTAGTCAAACAGTTCCATTCTATCAATGGAGAATTGAAGAATTGTCAAGTAAACCGTCAATATTTGGAAAAGAAGATAATGGTTGGAATACAGACCCAATTAATGGTGATGGTAGTTTTCTTTCGTTAAAATATCAATCAATGGATAGAATAGAAACAACATCAAGATATTTTAGAGGTACGGCAAATAATTCATCTGAAACTAATTATTATAAAGGTTATATATTCGCGGTTAACAATCTCGGTCAAATAGATGAAAATATTTCAAATTGGGATAAAAATAATCCGGAACCAGACTCAGTAACTGTTGGGGCTCCGTTTCATTTTTACTTTGGTTTAAAGAAAGGTGCGTCTGCGTTTGATAGGTTTACAACTAAATGGATTGATACAACAACATTTGTTAATTAATTATGGGTAATAGAATAGATACAAGAGTAATTTTAGGTTCATTAAGGTATAAGTCGGCTCCGGATACTAATCTGATGTTTAATGTACCTTTAGTACAAACAGCGCAACAAAATGTTGAGTTTGATAGGAATATTGATGTGAATTTAGAACAAGTGTTTGATGATGAAAGACAAAAATCTGATATATTTAGACCTACATGTAAATTTTCCGTGTTATTTAATAATTCGTACACCGGATTTACAAATTATGTTCCGTTAGAAAATAATTTGTATTATGTAAATGAGGTGGCAGCGGCAAAGGCAAATTGTCCCATAGACCCAAAGATTGCGTGGACAGGATTCCCCCAATATCATGAATTTGATTTTATTAGAAGTGATTACAATGTTTCGGGTTATACTGTTTTGGATGTTAGTGGTTATAGTCATGTTAATTTTGTAAGCAAAAGTGCTTCAACATATAATTGGAATCATTTTATAAGTTATCCTTTTGAAAATGATTATAACCAACAATTAGAGGCAATTGAGAAAAAAACAACTGAAACTTTAACTTGGGTGGCATCGTCCGGTATACCATTTATCATTGAAAACGATGAAAATAATGGACAAAATATTGTGGCATTTAGATGTCCGGTTAAACATGGTTTAACTGCGGGTGAATCGGTTAAGTTAAATTTTTCATACAATAATAATGACACTTTTACAGTATATTCATTAGGCGATGGGTTTGCGGGTAGTGATTTATATATTTTTAATATTTTTAATGTTGGATTTACAGGTACAACATTTGATGATGGTGTTGAGGGTACGTTTAAAAGAGTTATTAATTCAGATAATCCTAATGATACTACATCAATGTATTATGTTAGAAAACATAAGATTTTAACTAATGTTGATGATGCGGTTTTAGTTAACGCGGGATTTGACCAAAATATTTTTGGTATTAAGAAAAAATATGAAAGTAGTGGTTATACACCTAACAGAATTTCGAGAGTTTCAATAAAGGAAGGTTCACAAAATTACACATTATCTTTTAGTAAAGATATTAAAATAAATCCATTATTAGACAATTTACAACGACCAATTACAGAGTTATTTTTTACAACTATTTGGAAAGGTTATTTCGGATTAACTCTTGGAAGACCAAAAGGTGCTGGATTAGGGTATTATGGTTTAAAACAAGGTTATGAGTTTAATTTACCTTTAGACCCTGTAACTAAACTACCATCTGTTTGGTGGGGTGATAATAACTCAAAATCAAACACTAATTTTCCTTTAGGTACTTATCAAACACCATTGGGGGTTTTGTTATCGCCAGCTGGTCAAAAAATTAATTTTACATATGTTTTACCATTAAAAGAAGGTGATACGTTAGACGGTGATTATTGTGAATGGAATAATTTTGAACAAACTGAAAGAGTTATTTCAAAATTGTACCATAAAATCACATATAATCCACAAGTGTTTAATATAGGAACACCAAAACCTGCGGGACTTAATATGTCATCAGGTAATCCTTATGGTTATTATTATCAACCTCATCAAGGTTTAACTATTAGGTCTTTTTCTCCGTATGTTGAAGAAGGTAATAAGAAAAATGTTGTTGATGTTCCGAATTATTCGTATTTCTCGTCAAGTAAAGATGCCTTCTTGTGGAAAGATTTATATAGTTATGGTTATATAGATTCGGATAATGTTGGAGTTAATTATCCATTTTTAAATGGTGTTCATTATCCAAATGAGACAATTATTTTTAGAATAATACCGGAAGGAACTAATTATAGTGAACAAAACATAACCGCAGAACCAATAATAGACGATTGTGAGTAATAAATTTAGATTTGTAATCCCAAATGATGAACAGTACATTCTTTTACCGATTGAACTTAAATGGGATATGTATGGTCAAGAAGATAGTATTGAACTTTATGAAGAGGATGTCATAAAGGAGATAATAGGTGTTGCTGAAGATTTTGAATTACTGAGGTTTTCACACGCACCATATGATAATGATACAAAAACTGACGTTAAATATGATTTTCATTTTTATAGTGGTAATCCTACTAATGTAACAACGGCGACTAATAATGATTGGGTGACTAGTTATTTACCGGAAGGTTTTACTAAAACTGAAATTTACTATTTTGAAAAACCTTTTACCAAATCGTTTTTCAAATTAGATTTTTATGATACGATGGATGGTAAATCTCAAACCAATTATTTCACAATAATTATACCGGTTCAACAGGGGTTTACGGAATTGGCTAATTTATCTCCATATATACCTGATGTTTTAATTAAAAAGCCATCGTATAAATTAGATTTTGTTGGGGATAAAGAAGGGTTTTTCATTTATTGGTTAAAAAATGTTAAATTTTACAATTTAACAACTTTTTACATGAGTGCAAAATTTTTTGATGGAAGATTAGGTGTTTATGTTAAAATGATGAAAGTACCGCAATCATCTCCATTGATTCCAAGTGTTTTTAATTTTGAGTCGAAGTATTTTTATTATAAAGTAAATTTGGATTACGTTAATAAAACGTATGAGATTTTAGATGATTTAAATGTTAGAGCTGGAACGGCAAGTTCCATAAAATGGTATGAATATATTAATCCATAATGAGTGCAAACACATATCGTATAAGAATATCTCCTGAAGTAATTAATGGTGATGTTTTTAAAATTAGTTATATCGGAGACCCGTATCTTGAAGAACAAAAAATACCATTTTGTTGTGATATCTATACTCGTGAGGTAACCAAATATATTGATGGGAATGCTTATGTATATTCGTCAATGACTCAAATATTAACAGGAGGAACAAACACTTCTAATATTTCAAAAGCAACACTCAAACCTGGTACATCATTATTAACAGGTTTAACGATTCCAATATTAATTACTGAAAATACGGTAGATGTTGGATATTATTCAGTTTTTGATGGAATGGTATTACAACAAGAGGTTATGACTAACTTTTTGTTCTCAGCCAATACAATCGACCCATATACTTATAATTTTTATAATACTTCGGACGTTGAATTTAAAAAATACTTATCATTTTCAAATTATGAAATTGATTGGGGTGATGGTTCCCCAAAACAAATAATAACTTCTACTAGTCCTAGTTTTTATTCACATACTTATCCGCCAAGTCCTTCTAGTGGGTTTACTATTAGTATGTCAGGCATGAGTCCGTGGGGTTCCAATGTGGTGAAGAAAACAATATATGTACCATTTACTAATGTGACAATATTAGACCCAAAAGGAAGGACTTGTTTTACACCTATGGGTGGTAATTGGTCGGCAACTTCAGTTTGTTATGATTTTATTTATAGTGGAGATGCTAGTTGTCAAACATATCAAAGTGGTGTTAACCCTTATTTAACTGTCCCATTAGTTGTAACAGGATATACACAATCATCGGTGTCTGATTTAAAGGTTTATGGTAATAAATCTACTTTAGATAATGGTAATTATAAAATAGGTGTCCAAGTGACAGGTACGACAGGTGTTGTCGGTACATATTGGGGCGGAAGTGCAAATGGTAATCAATTATATACCGGATATACAATTAATGGTGTTGATTATTATGATTATAATGATGGTACGACTCTATTTGTTGTTAGTGGTGTTACACCAATAGATACGGTATGTGAACCAATTGTAAAAAATGAAGCATTATTAAATGTAATTGATGAGCCAGAAGTTCAATCTAATGTGTTCATTGAACGGGGGAAAGTTTCTGGATTAGAATCGATGGAACGATTAGGTGAAGTTGATAATTTGGGAGACCTTGAAAAATATGGGTATAAGTTTTTTAATATAATAAAAGTAGATTAAAAATATAAAATTGATATTTATCAATATGAAACAAATTGTTTTTACATTAAAAGATATTGGAAAAATTAAAGAATTTTATTCTAATAGTTTAAGTTGCTCACACATTGGGAAAATTTTTGATGTTAGTAAAACACCTATTATTAAGATATTAAAGCAGGAAGGGTTATTGAAAAAAGGTTATAGTAATGGAAAAAAAATTATATTAACTAATGAACAAAAAAAAATAATTAAAAATTTATATATAATTGAGAAAAAAAATTGTAAAGAAATTGGTGATACTCTAAATCTTACAGAATCATTTATTAATAAATATCTTGGGACAGTTAATTATAGAAGAAGTAAAAGTGAAGCCAATTCTGAATATAGAAAAGGTAAAAAATTACCTCAAAAAACTAAAAATAATATGAAAATTGCTCAACAAAAATTGAGTAAAAGTGGTAATAGAAAACAAACCGGTGGTGTTTGTAAAATTTTTAATGTTGACGGTATTAAATGTCAGGGTACTTATGAAAAATTTTACATTGAAAAATTAATCAATGAAAATATTTTATATCCCAAAAATTGTGAACCTATTATAACACCTTATGGTGTTTATTATCCTGATTTTTCATATGGTAATAAATTAATAGAAATTAAATCTGATTACACTTATAATATTTTAATTGGTGTTGAAAAAAGTCGTTTTACTAATATAATAGAAACTAATCAATTAATGAAAATAAAATGGGTCAATGAAAATGTTTTACCTGTTGAAATTATTGTTGTTGATAAAAGAAAAAATAAAATTATAAAAAAAGAAATTATATGAGTACTGGCACCTATGGTACAATAAGACCCGCAGATGTATCACCAGAAGATGTGGACATCATTCTTAATTATACACCATCAAGAGATGAAACAGATAATTTTGTATTAACAAAATTAGATGCTGTATCAATATTAAGACCTTATTTTAATAATCAACAAACGAGTTCAAGTCCAAACCCTAATGTAGAAATATTAGGTGGGTTATACAATTTAAGACTGCCTGCAGAACAATTTAACCAATTGGGTATCTACACCTTATATATTAGACCAGCGGAGATTAGAACGAGTATTTTAGATTGTGGTGTGTTATCATCATTACCTAACGTAAAAGGAATTATAATTGATTTGAACGATGTCCCAAGTCAATTTAGAAATAAATTTGTTAATCAAGGTTTAGTTGGTTTTAGAATTGAGTATTTAAACTCTGATGGAACAAAAATACCTAATTTCTTTAGAATTGTTACATCATCATTCTTTTGTGAACCAGTTGTTCAAAATTTGACAAATACATCACAAAAAGCAATAAGATATAGATATACAGACAATAATACAAATATAATCTTTTGTACAGTTTCTCCGTCGTCATCTCCGACAAACAAACCAAATGCGACACCATATATTGGACAGCCAAATCAAAATATTATAATGTCTAATACCTTCTTTAATCCTATCACTCTTGATATCGAGATTGCAGACCAAGATTTCTCAACATTGGCTATTGCTCTTTATGGTAATCAGACTAAATCTATGGATGATGGTATTTACACGATTTATGATACAAATAACAACATTTACCAACAATATAATCTATACGAAATTAGAGACCAATTTAATACATTGTTATACGAAGTTAGACAAAATAGAGGAGATAATATTGATTTTAGTAAAAACTTTACAAACATAACTGAATAATGGCGTTACAAAAATTTACATGTCCACCACAAGGTGCTTCCGGTGCAAGTTCATTCTCTGATGACTTAGTTGGTTTCCAACTAGTTACGGGGGGTGGTTTAACACAGGGTAATTTTGAATTTGCGACATCTTTTAATGAAAAGACTAATAGAACTTTTAATACCGGAACATTTTCGGAACCAATTAGTTTAGAAGGATTAGGTTTAGAAAGTACTTTCCAATCAAGAGCAATTTTTGAAAATAACTTTAAAGTTTACCCTAATTTTGATTTGAGTCAAATTACAAATTTTACTCAATATGGTTCATTAGTTAAAAGACTTTCAACTTCTGTTGAAACAATTATATCCAAATTCCCTGCGGCTCTTGAGGCGACGATAATGGGGGAAAATTATGTTAAGGGTGAGACGGCAACGAATATTAGTTATAATCAAATTGATAATATAACTAGTTTTGATTTAGATGTTTCTAGATTAAGAAACCCATTTGCGATTGATTTTACAATTAATTCAACTAGAAATCTTGCATTAAAAGAGATTCAAGTATCGGCGCTTAGAGATATGACAGTTCAGTATGCTTATTATAGTTTATACTATAAAGGTATTGGTTATGATGTAACGGCAATTATTCCAACAACGTCTATTACATCAGGAACTTTAAATGTTACTGTTAGTGGTGACCCTTTTCCAAATCAAACATTTACGTTTGATGATTTAGTTATTCGACCAAATGATTATCAAGTTAATAGAGTTTTTAATGAAGATTTAGATGAAGTTGAGAATTTCTTATTAAATAGGAATGTTACACCAAAGTATACGGCAAGTTTTAATGTCCCGAGAGAGGCTGATGACGGGACCTATTTTTCTTCACAAGAGTTTATTACATTTCCATTAAATGGGTCTTGGAATTTAGATATTGTAACAAAGGCTTTCACTAATTATCTAATTCAATTAAATGATATTGGTGTATCACTAGATGGTTATAAAACAAATATTATTTCAAGATTTTTAGTTACGGGGGCATTCCAAGAATTTGATACGTTAGGTCAAAAAATGGAAAAAGTTCTACAAATTTATGGTAGAAGTTTTGACGAAACTAATAAATTTATAAGTGCGTTGGCGTTTATGAATTCGGTTCATTATAATCCGGGTGATGATATACCATCTCAGTTACTTAAAAATTTATCTCAAACATTAGGTTGGCAAACAAATATGTCTCCGGTATCTACCGATGATTTTTTAAGTTCAGTTTTTGGTCAAACAAATACTGATAAATCTCAATACCCTGGTGTTTCAGACGCTACTACTCCTGATGAATTAAATTATCAATACTATAGAAATTTAATATTAAACTCGGCTTATTTGTTTAAATCAAAGGGGACTAGAAAATCAATAGAGACTTTAATGGCTTTAATTGGTGCTCCCGATGCTTTAGTTGAATTTAACGAGTATATTTATTTGGCTGACCAAAGAATTAATGTTAATCAATTTAATAGTCAATTTGCTCAAATATCAGGTGGTACTTATGTTCAAGAATTACCGACATTAGAGGCTGGTAACACATATAAGTTTAGACAAGATACGTATACAGGATTTACTACGACAACAGTAATTCAAGATGTGAACATAACTAAAGATGAATATCCGATGGATGATTTAGGGTTCCCTAAAGCCCCTGTTAATACTGATGATTATTTTTTTGAAAAAGGTAGTGGATGGTTTGAACAGACACCAAAACATCGAGCACCGGAAGAAGTCAGTTATACTAATAGTGTGTTTACAGGTGCAAATCCTAATTACCAAACAGTTTTGACACCATATACTTATGGTCAAGAATATTTTGATAGGTTTGCTCAGTTCCCTTTTATGAATTTAGGGTATAACTTAACACAAACTATTGATAATAATAAAAGTTGGGTTGATACCGAAGTTGGGTTACGTTCAAATTTAGATGGGGGGTACAATGCGAGATATTACACAACAAACGATGCGTTAGTACTTAATGCCAAAAACACCGATTTATTTTTAAACCCGGCTCAAGGTTTATCCTATGATGTGTGGGTTATGTCAAGAGAATATAATTTCCCAATCCCTAATGAGGGTTTAAATTATGTTCAACCAACTTATTGTGACCCAAATCCAATATCAAATTATCCGATGAGAGGTGGTGTGGATTGGACTGAAATAAATCCACAACCAAAACGTAAAACATTTTTTGAGTTTGCTCAAACATTTTGGAAAAACATGATTAATGTTAGAAATAGACAATTTTCAACTGATGGTAAGACTATGGGATATCCAACTCTTCAGTCGATTTATTGGAAATATTTAGATGCTCAGAAATTAGCGGGGGTACCTGACGGTAGTTTCAATTATAGTAAAATGATTGAATATGTTGACGGAATGGGTGATTATTGGGTAAGACTTGTGGAACAAATGATTCCAGCAAGTACTATTTGGAATACAGGTGTTAAATATGAGAATTCAATATTTCACAGACAAAAATTTGTTTGGAGAAGACAAGAAGGTTGTCAATTAATTCCGGTACCATGTAACCCATGTTCAATGACTAGTAATCTTTTCACTTATGATTGTTATGTTCAATCAGTTCAATGTTCTATTTATCCATGGCAAAGTAACCCACAATTACAATCATTTGAATCAGTGTTAGGTTATTTGTTAGGGAATTATTTAACATCACAAGGTTATGAATTAAATGATTGTTTACAAAATACTTTAATTAGTACTTGGTATGTAGTGTTAAGTCTTGATGATGTTAACATTGTTCAATATGAATTTTTTAGTGGTATTGGTTATCTTAATACAGGTTTGAGTTCACCAACAACAGAACAATGGAACGAGGCGTTGATACCCGCTTTAAATGGTTTAGATTTGTATGGTTTTGAGTATATTTTAAATGATACTAATGTTATGGTTTATAGTTCAATTTGTTCTGTAAATGATTCGGGAATCAATTTTAAATTGAATGTTGGAATAAATTTTGAAATTTTATGTAATTAATGGCTTGTAGTTTAAGTGTAAATTTAAGTATAACGGGAGATTGTTCAAATACAAACTCAGGGGTTTTTAGTGTAGATATCTACGGTACTGCTCCGGATTATACTATACAATGGATAAGTCCCGCTTTAGGGACAATAGCGTTAGGTTCTGGTGTGACAGGATATACCGCAACAACATTATCTGCGGGTACATATACCTTTAATGTTATCGATTCTTGTTCATCACCATCTCAAAATGTCTTACCGGTAAATGTTAATATTTCTAGTGGTACATGTGTAAGTATTATAGGTCAACAAAATACTACCTGTAGTTTTAATAATGGGGCGTTGACGGCTCAAACAAGTAGTTTCTATGGTTCTGCTGATTTTTATTTATATAATACATTAACAGGGTTTGTAACATCTGCTACAACGGGTTATAATACATTCACAACCCCACCGGCGTTATCGCCAGGTATTTATTATGTTGTTGCCGATGATGGTGGAGGTTGTACAGGAATGTCAGAAACTATTATTATAAAATCGTCATCATCTCTTACTTGGGGTTTTTATGTTGTTGAAGATTCGGGGTGTAATAGCGTTGAATCTGGTAAAATATATGTGACGGGTTTAACAGGTAACCCACCGTTTACTTATTTATGGTCAAATAACGAAACAACTGACTTTATTACAGGGTTAACAAATGGTACGTATAGTGTAACTATAACCGATAGTACTAATTGTACGTTATCTCAAAGTGCGACAGTAGGGTTGGTACCGGCATTAGGTGTTGCGGCAATTTTAACGAGCGTACCACCGTCTTGTTTTTCATCTGATGGTGAAGTTACGGTAACTATATCAGGAGGGACAGGACCATATTATTATTCTGCGTCTACAGGTCAAATTAATGTTTCATTTAGTTCTTCACAAACTTTTCAAAATATTGGTTCAGGATTATTTTCTATAAAAGTGACTGATGCTGCTTTATGTTCTGTTGTTGGGTCAATATCGGTCTTAACGCCAAATGGGTTTTCAATTATTACTATTGACACAATTAATGCGGATTGTGGAAATAATGGAAAAATAAAAATGACTCTATTAGGTGGTCAATCTCCTTACACATATACACTAGTAAATTCAAATGGAGACACTCAAACACAAGTAACTAATTCTTCTGTTTGGCAATTTACTAATTTGGCGGCTGATACTTACGATTTAACAATATCTGATAATGGTGCTTGTGTATATACTAATTCATATACAATAGTATCTACGTCACCTTTTACTTTAAGTGCGAGTACAACAGGTACAACTTGTGATTTACAAAATGGTTCAGTGGAGATTAGTATTTCAGGTGGTACACCACCTTATACCGTTAATATTGGTAGTGAATTACAAATAATTCAAACTAGTGCAACGACATTTAATAATTTATTTTCAGGTGTGTACGCAGCAGAAATTGATGATGCGGTTCCGGGTTGTGCACAAATTATTAATTTTGTAATTGATACCTCTGAAAATGTTGATTTTTTATTATCTAGTACTGATGCCAATAATGGTAATGATGGTACGGTATCTGCATATATTACAAATGGTGCACCACCTTTTACTTTATTATGGAGTAATAATGTAAATGGGCAGACAGGGTATTATTTAAATAGCTTAAGTGCTGGAACTTATAGTTTACAAGTGACAGATAGTGATGGATGTGTTAAAATTAGACAAGTGATAATTGATGGATTTGATTCAATATCATCATTTCAAACGTTTAATATTTGTAATAGTGATTTTGAAAATATTAACGAATTAGTTAAAAAAGGTCCAAAAGAAATGTTAAATGAGGGTTATTATGATTTAACTTCCGGTTATACTAATTGTTTACTTAATCAAGCAATCTTTAATATTGTTGCAACTATTGGTAGTGTAACAGAAACTTCAGAATTTTATACAAGTTATGCTTTAAACCATTATCCAACTGATGAAGAATATTTTAACGCTTTAGTTGCTTTATTAGAAAGTTTTGACCAAGTTGCTCAAGTTAATATTGACCCATTAAATAATGGGATTCAAATAATTGCAAAATGTGAAGAACAATATTTGGTAGCAACAGATGTTAATGTTAATGTGTTTATTGAGTATAATATCTCATGTCAATATTGTGGTTTAGCTCCTACACCAACACCAACAATAACTATAACACCAACTTTAACTATAACTCCAACATTAACTGTGACACCAACATTAACTGTTACACCAACATTAACCCCGACGTGGACACCTGGATTACCTCCAACACCAACAATAACTGTAACGCCAACTATAACTCCAACATTAACATTAACACCAACCCCTACATCAACCCCAACTGTTACACCAACAATAACTGTTACGCCAACAATAACTGTTACACCAACGGTTACACCAACACCATTACCATTGTGGTATTTATACGCATCGTGTATTCTTGGAGAGGATGGTGAGCCATATTATATATTACAACCTATATTAGTATTACCTAATTTATTAATTGGTGATGGATTTAGTTCTACTGACGTTAGAGGTGATGTATCGTGTTGGAAATTAAAAAATATTTATAATGGAGAACCAACATTACCACCTCAATTAAATGTTCAGATTTATAATACTAATTATTTCACAACAATTAGTAATACAATTTATTCATCTGAAGATTGTTGTCTAGAATGTGAGAGTGATATTAATATTGAAAAACCAAGAAATTTCCTTGTTAGTATTCAAAAAGAAGAATCTCAAGTTACAAATATCCAACCACAGACGTTTTATCTATATGATAGTTCATATAGTTTCCCAGTAACTGTGTCAAATCCTTTATTGGGTGCTCAATTAGGGTTAGTTAATCAAAATTTAACTGTGACACTCTTATCTAGTGTGGCAAACTCACAATGTGTTTTATTATATGTGGATGCTTCACTTTATGCGAGTGAAATCGCCCCAATTACAACTCCCGGTTATTATCAAGTTCAATTTTATAATGTTACTGTTGCAGCAACATCAACATTAGAAATTCATGTAAATTCAGGAGTATGTCAATAATAAAAAACCCCTCCGTTAAGAGGGGTTTTTTATTTTACCATATTTTTTCTTGTTTCATATGACCTATAACACAACAATAAGCATCTGTTTGGTCAAAGTTTTCTTTTTTAAGGGTATTGTTTCTTGTGTATAACCAAGTGATTTGAGGTTCTCTTTTTGCAATTAGGTCCCATATAATCATTTTCTTATCAATGTCTTTAGGAAGACCTCCAAATAGTACGTATTTACCTTTATCATTTAATTGAGTTAATTCCGGAAAGGCGAACTTACGAGAATTGTATGTTGATATGAAATCAGGTACTACACCTAAAACGTCATATATTTCTTTTGTAATTAAAGTGTTGAATCTTAATAACGTTTGAACTGTATAAACATTGTTTGAGTTTAATAAAGGTTCCTCGATAATTACTTTAGTGATACCCATATCTTTGTATTCTAAAAGTTTACTTCTGAAAATTTCTCCTTTTAGAAGTAACTCTTTTATTTTGTTTTCTTCTTTTGGTTTTGGTACGGGAGATATATGTGTTAATTCGAGTAATTCTCTACTTTGTATATCAAATAATGCCCAACCAATAGTTTTAGTTGAAACATCAAGTCCTAATACTTTAGGACTTTCTTTAAGTGTTTTTTTCATATTTTATTAGAAATCAAATTTAACTAAAAACTGTTGAATACCTTGTCTTAATACAGGGGATTGTAGCTTTGATACAATCATAAGGTTCATATCAGAATCGTAAAGACCAATTTCTGTAATATATGAATTTGTCCCCTTAGTCCATGTAGGGTTTGAGGTTGATTGAAACTCGGCTTGTCCAAGATTTATTTTATATTTCATTTCATAAATGGTTGCTTGGATATCGGTTTCTAATGAACCATAGAAATAATATTCATCTCCAAAATTTAATGAAGGTGTTGTTGTTCCGTTAGGTACTAATGGAATAAAATCGTTTAAATCATAATCGTCAGCGGCTGCGTAGTTTTCTTCAGTGATTGTAAATGTGGTTCCTGTTAAACTATCTACGGTTAGATATCCATTAATTGTTGTTGCGCTTATCTGTGAGGTAAAATCAATAATTTTCCATTCAGCTGGGTCAGGTCTACTTGTACCAATAACTTTTTGACAAATAATTTGTAATGTGTCTGCGTAGAACCCTGTTATTATATCACATGATGGACATAATGTTGTGGTTGTTGTAGTTGTTGTTGTAGTTGTTGGGATAACAACAGGTTGATTTAAACAAGGGAATTCCGCACCAAATCTAATGGAAACGTTTTGTGACGCAACTGAACCACAATCAATGTTAGGTCCTTGAATTTTAGTATAATAATTACAGTGTAATGAATTTGTAAAAATATCGGTATTACTAAATCTGTAAGTAA